GAAGGCAGTAACCACACGAAAGCCTACTACCGAGATAAGCAAACCGTCCTGCCCCGGCATCAAGGCCACGAAATAGGCGAAGGGCTGAGGCAGAAAATCCTAAAGCAACTAGGACTGAAGTAGAAAAAGGGAGGCTCCGAAAGGGGCTTCCCCCTCGCGTTTCACCGCACCACATAAGGAGAATTTTATGCTGCGTTACGCTGCAAAGATCGAGCCAGACACCGTCGGATTCATGGTGTCATTCCGCGATATTCCCGAAGCACTCACCGGAGATGATACGTACGAGGGCGCCTTAGCCATGGCCGCTGATGGCCTGCTCACGTCCATGGATTTTTACTTTGAGGGTCGCCGGCCTGTGCCGTCGCCCTCCCCGGCCCTTCCGGGCGAGGTGTTGATCGCCTTGCCGGCGAGCGCTTCGGCAAAGGTGTTGCTGCTCAATGAAATGCTGGCTCAGGGCGTTACGGCGTCCGAGCTTGCGCGGCGGCTGAACACACGTCGGCAAGACGTGAATCGAATTATCGATCTGCACCATACAACCAAGATCGACACGCTGGCTCAGGCTTTCGCCACATTGGGCAAAAGCCTGGAGGTCACGCTGGTTTAAGGCGTCCAGCCGCACCGAGTCTCGCCGATGGCGTTGTGGTCACGTATCTGACGCGCGACGTAGATCGGAACCTGCCGGTTCTCGGCCTTGCTCTGCCCGGCAATGGGGTGAGCCAACAGGCAAAATTCATTTCCCACGGGGACCTTTGCCGTCTGACACCCACTTATCGAGATCAGCGTAAACAGCATCATCAGACATGCTGCGGGTTTTAGCTTGAACATCCTGCACCTCTTTGACGGCTTCGAGTGACTGTTGATTGGTTTGCGCCCGATCTTCTGCCCGGGCATCGCTGGCGCCCTTGGCCTTGATTCCAAAGTAGGCACCCACGATCCCAATGAAGGCGGCGATGTAAGGCCCGAACTTCGTCGCCAGCTCGATAAGAAGCGTCATAGTTCCACCCACATGTTGGCCGGCGCGCATCCGCGCACGAGCTTGGCTTGCACTTTGGCGGCGGCTTCCGCCTTGGTGATCTTGCCGTCCGTATTGGCGTCCAGCCCGGAGTTCTGCCGGTAGACGGTAGTGGCGGGATCCGCCCACAGCACGGCGTCCTCCGGCTTGCCGATGGCGGTCGGCAACAGGATGGCCATGTAAACGTCGCTCAGCGTGTGCAGCCGGCCCCGATAGGGCTCGAAATATGCGCGCACGATGTCGAGCTGCTGGACGGCTGTCATCGCCGCCAGCGCCTCTACAGTCGTACCCAAGCCGATAGCCGTTTTCGGCATGAATTGGATGAGGCCGGTGGCGCCGCTGCCCGCGCCGTTCTTCACGTCAGGGGTGAACATCTCCCCCGTCTCGAATGCGATTGCTGCCATCAGGTAATCCGGGTTGATCCCCAGGTACAGGCAGATCGCGAACACCTTCTCCCGGAACTCCGCGCTCACCTTGTTGCCCCAGGCGAGCTTCCTCTTTGGCGGCAAGCTTGGGCTGTTTGATGAGGCGGGCGAAGATGCCGAGGACGATGAGGGCGACGCCGCCCCACTGGACGAAGGAGGGCGGAAAAGAGTTTCGAATATCCGAAGGAAGAACTGCCCAAATTTGGATTGCTGCATCAGGGACCGCCGTAAGGTAGGAAAGGAGAAGTGCGGCGGCGGCTTGGAACCAAATGGTCCACATCCGCCACCAGAGGTGCCAGTCGGGTACGAGCTTCATGGGAGGGTTTGCCTGCGTTTGGTGGGAGGAGATTGCTGCTGAGGGTCGGGCGAGTCGTAGGTGTTTTCGATTGCCTTGGAACCCACGATGGTTTCGATGGAAGTAAGGCGACCGTCCACGCGGTCCACGCGATTGCCCATCTTGTCGAAATCGCGGATGCTGCCAACGGTCGTCAGCAGGCCCCAGGCAAAGAAGCCGAGAACGAAGGGCGCGCACCAAGCAGCAACCTTGAACCAGCCCTGCATGCTCACCATGCGCTTCTCGATGCCTTCGATATCGCGGCGGCTTTGGCTCGAAATCACCTCCACGTCGACGATGCGCTGCTCGACGTGCTTAACCTCACCCTGAATGGTGGCGATGCTAATCAGCATCTCGGTTTGCTTGAGCTGCCCTGCTTCAAACTTGCGCATGGTTTCTGCCATGTTCGACATGCGCTCGATCAGCGTGGCCGCTTGCGAGGCACTCATCCCTGCGTCTTGGCTCATATCTGGCTGATTCATGTGGGTGCTATCGAGGGGCGTAAAAAAGCCCGCTCAAGGCGGGCATGGATGGCGGGGCGGACGGGCGTCAGAAGGTGGCCGCCACAATAAACAGGTCATCGAGCTGCTGGTCGGTCAGACTGAGCTGCGCCGCTAGCGCAGCGAACAGCGGGTTGCTGCGCTCCACGTCGGCGGCGTACTGCCATTCGATCTGCGCTTCCTGATCCTGCGAGGCGACAGCCGCATCAACGGCGGCCAGCAGCCCGGCGCGCAGCAGTGCCAGCCGCGCCTGGCGCATGGTGACGGATAGCGGCACCGTCGAAGGCGGGGGCAGCACGGGGATGTCCGGCCGCTCGACCAAGCGGAAGCGGCCCGGATAGACCGCCTCCACAAAATCGAGATCTGCCAGAATCGTGTTTTCCACGCTTCCATCTTCGGCGAGAATTTCGTAGGTATCGTTCATCCCAGTTCCTCCACAACCGCCATCGGTTTGCCGCCGTCGGCGGTCCTGAAATTAAGAAAAACTCCCGTGTTCAAGCCCGACACCGGACCGGCCTGCGCCCCGCTGCCGCCGCCAAGTCCCGGAGCGTTCCCGGTGACCGTCTGGGATTGTTGCGACATGCCCGTGCTAGCGCCGGCTCCGCAAAAAGCCCCCGCAGTTATCGGCGTAGCGGCCGTATTCTGAATCGCCGCAGTCGCCGAACCAGGCGAGTTCGTCAGATCGACGTTGACCCCACCACCTCCATTCACCAATCGATAGGGCGACCCTTTGTATTCGATGAACTCCAGGCCGGAGGTCAAGGTGGGGGCACCTGTGCTGTAAGTCTTCCCGAGAATATCGGGACCGGGAAGCATCGCCGCTTGCGCTGGCGATCCGTTTGCGGCGAGGGTCGTGCTGGGGCCGCCCGAACCACCGCCCAATGTGTAGTGGCCGCCCTCGGTGACCGTGACGGCAATGTCACCAGACTTGCCGCCGGGTGATGCCCCGCCCGTTAGGTTGTAGTTCACCGATGCGTTGGCAGCCAGCACGGACCCAGAGGTCACGAGAGCAACCGCCAAGCCATATAGGTTGATTGCCCCGCCGCCGGTAGCACCATAGTTGATGGCGGAGCCAGAGCCGCCGCCTTGAAAGTTGACATCGCCGCCCGTCGCAAGCCCTCCCACTGCTCCAGCCGCCGCAACGTTCTTTACCAGGCTGAACTTGCCACCGCCGCCGCCAGCGCAGGTCATGGTGAAGCCAGGCCCGACGGCGGTGGTCGTGCCAGCGGCATTTCCGGCGACGCCGCTAGGCGTATCGGTGCTTCCGCTGGAAACCCATGCCCCCACGCCAGGCGCTCCCATCGTAAAGGTGAGCGTATCGCCAACGATCAGGTCAACCGTTTTTTGCGAATAACCGCCAGCGGCACCGCCAGTCGCATTGCCGCCGAATGCTGCGGCACCCGAGCCGGACGCGCCATGCTGGGTGATTCGGTATTTACCCGCTCGCACAATGGTAAGTACCTTCGACTGCAGAACGATGGTGGTGTTGCGCACAACGCCGCCACCACCCCCACCCCAGAAATCCGATGCGTTGCTCATATGCGTACCCAGTTGTTGGTTGCTGCCTGAAACTTGAAGGTGAAGCTGGCGTACCGAATGTTCAGACGCATCACCTCAGCCTTCCCCATGATCGATTTCCCGTTGCCGTCCAGCAGCAGCGGGAAAAGATGAAACATGCCGAATTCGTCGTTCACGTTGTATATCTGGCCGTCGGCCGGTGCGGCCGGCAGCGTGTGCGTCGGGCTGCGCGTGCGCGTGTCGGCTGCGTAGTCGGTGCCCTCCACCACCGCCTGGTCGGCGGCCGACACCAGTCGGTGCGCACGCGCGGCGTACTGAGAACTGCGCGCCCGGTCGGCGCGTGGGCCGCCGGTGTCATCGATGGCCGCGCCCGCCACCACGCTCTCCGCGACATGCTGGGCCTGGATGGCCGCATCCCGCGCGTCCTTCGTGTCGGAAAGAATTCCACCGGCCGTGCTGATCTTGCCATCGAGAAGCATCGCCACGCCCGCCACAGCATCTTGCGCTGCAGACCCCGCAGCATTGGTCGCCACGCCCGCCTTGTTGCTTGCCGTGTCGGCGAAGCCCTGCGCCCGCCCGACGGCTTCCGCAATAGCCTGTTGCGCCGCCGCGAATCCGCCGAGCACCACCGCGACAGCTTTACGGGTTGCATAGAGCAGGCCATTGAGTCGGCCGGGATGGTTCTTTTCTCCCGACTGAAAGAGCGGAAAGTCGTCGAGGGGTGTCGGCACCAGAAGGTCTGCCTCGTCCACGTATACCTTCAGCAGCTTTTCCGTATCCTTTAATTCTGGCGGAATGGTGTTATCCATTCCAAGGGGTAGTGCCATGTCAAGCCTCTTCGCAGGAAATTGCTTTGGTGTGGGTGTTGAACGTCGCGTGCTTAAAGCCCGACGTGTCTACAAATTTGCAGTGAAACTCCCCGTCTCGTGTGTCGATCTCGGAGGGATCGTCGGGATAGATCGAAATGAACAGGTCCGCGCTAAGCCCCATGCGGCGCTGGAGATCCAGCAACGTCCGCTTATCCTCGGGCGGCATATAGGACAGGTTGAAGTCCACACGCCGATACTTGGCTCGCTTGTCGGTAACGAGCGAGCCCGCTTCCGTGCGCTGCTGCTTGCTCGGGTCTGTCCATTGCAGATTGAGGCCATAGTCGGCGTTGTACGTAGGGGAAAAGGCAGCGCCAACGATGATCCGACTGATGTCGATATGATCCGAACCCACATCCGAAATCGTCAACCGCCATGCCCACGCTTGCACCGGCGCAAACCAGAAGGTTCCATGGCGGAACTCCCAACCTTCATAGATGTTTGATCCCAAGGCATCTACCCCAAGCACGAGATCCCCTAACGCCTTGACTGGAAGCGCCGACAGCTCGCCAGAGTCGTAGATGCTATTGGTCATCGCCGGATCCGAAAACATCTCCAGTCGCCACTGGGCAACTGCGCTCAGAGTGTGTCTCACCACCGCCATAGCGTTGACAAAGTGCGGTGACCCATAGACCCCTGTGATCACCGCATGGGTACCCAGCACCCGCAGAATCAAGCTGCGACGGGGCAGCAGAACATTGGTCACTGGACACGCCGGCTCAGCGGGCGGGTCGCATGCCAGCGTCACATCATCGACAGTGTCGATATCATGAAAAAGCCGGATATTGCTCAAAGCCAAACCTCCAATCCAGTTGAAATCGCGGCAGCAGCTGGCGTCAGCTTGGTCACGCGCGCGAGCTTGCCGTTCATGCCGTACCTGCTGCTATTGATCTGCACGAGGTCGCCCAGATCCAACGAGAAGGCGCGAGAAAGCCCGGCGACGCTGGCGGTCGTGCGAACGCGGTCGTAGATGCCGTTCTGTCGCTCTGCCTCTGCCTGGGCGTCCGCCTGGTCGCTCAGCAGCGTATTGACCGCCGCAGGCTCATCGGCCAGCAGGTTGACGGTCTTTCGGTCGTCGGCCCTCGCTTGCGCCACGAGATACTCCTGGCGCAAACGTGCCGCGCGATCAGGCGTCACCTCGGCCAAGCCGTCGGTCTGCACTGTCCAGAACCGCGCATACCCGATCTTTGTGAAGAGCCGCGGAAGTGTGCGTGCCGTGATGGCCAGGCCGTCCTCGTCCCAGTCGTCCTCCGACAGAATCGCCTTCGGAACCCCCACGGGATGCTCCAAGCGGCCGAGCCGTAAGAGCCCGTTCCGCGCGAAGCCGTACCAACCCCCGACCGACTGGATCAACGCATCGAGCAGATCCAGCACATTTGCGCCGTCGGCCACATAGAGGCCAACCGTCGCCGGCACCGCCACGTCAAAGGCCGCGAACGATTCCTCGTCAATGTCGGCCGCAGACAGTTTGGAGCGATTCGCCACCAGGTGGCGGATGATCTTGCCCACGGTATTGAGGTAAACGCCATCGACTACGGCGCCCTCCATGTCTACCGTGATCGTGCCCACCGGCGGCGCTGATAGGACAAACGTGCCGGTGGCCAGGTCTGCCGTGAAGCTGCGGGATACACCGTTGTCGTAGACGGCCAAGATCGACTTGATCGCCCCGTCATGCACCTGATACAGCCCTGCCGTCCTGCTGATCAGCTTGGGAGAGACGTTGAAAAGCTTGCCATAAGCGAGCGGCACCGAACCATTCGCCGTGTAGGCTTGACCCCGTACCACCGCCCACAGCAGGCCCACCACCTCCCGCCCCACCGTCAACGTTCCGGCCGCAATATCCGGCGTGAATGGAACGGCACCGTTGTTGTCGCTGGCTGCATCAATGCCGTCCACGGCCGAATCGCTGACGCGATAGACCATGGTGGTGCCAACGCGCTCGGGCATGCCGATATCGCGCGTCTGCGCCGGGACCGTGAGCGCCCATTGCTTATCGCGTATCTTCAGCAGCAGCGTGGTGCGATCCTTCACACCGATATCTTCGAGCACCCCACTGAGGATCGGGCGAAAATCGGCCCGAGACCACGACTGATCGCCGACCAGCATCCGAACGGCGCGGCCGTCCCAGTCCTCGCTAAGCCACGAGTCGCGCTCGCCCGAGGCATTGCTGACCTCGATATCGCCCCATGAAACCGAGGCCGCCCCGGTTAACCCGTCGGAGAGCGATGTGCTCCACTCGGGCACGCTCAAAATCAGATCGTCATAGGGCTGGTTCGGCGGCGTGTCACCTGGCCGAGAGACGAATCCCACATCGCTCAGGTAATTCACCACCTCCGCACCGCCCCGGTAGCATGTCGCTTCTACAAGGACGGTGCGCTGCACATCGTCACGCGCAAGCCAGTGCGCGTATTGCTCGGCCGTGATCATACGGTTGCAAACCTCCGTTTCTGATTCGCGTTGGTAAACGCGCGCGTCGTTTTGGATGAACTGCTAATCGTGGCGCCGATGATCTGATCAGTCGCTTGCATATGAAGGCTGTCGGAATCCTTCGCATCTTGTCGGTTCTCTTGCCGAAGCTGAGCCACCTCCGCGCGAAGCGCCTTCAGCTCACCGACCAGCGCATCCATCGCCCCATCACCACGCCCCATCTGGCTCCAATCGGGCGCCATCATCTGGCGGGTATCGGAAGCCGTGTACACACGACCTGGCGAACTGAAATTCACCAGCTCCGGCCCACGTTCCCCGACCAAATTCCAACCTTCACCAGCGAGCCCACCCTTGGCGAAAGCCCGCCCCTCGTTCTGCCCATAGGTTTGGTAATGGAACGCGGCGTACTGCTCGGGCGTCATGCCGCCGCCGTTGCCGGCCTGGTAAGCGGCCAGCACGTCCGGGTTCTGCATGAGGTATTTGTCCGCCTCCGACATCTGCACGCCAGCTGGCCCACGGCCCTCTGACGCGCCGTAGGCGGCGTAGTGGTATGCGGCGTACTGATCGGGCGTCAGCGAGCCGCCAGCGCCCGATGCGTAGGCCGCAGCCACATCCGGGTTTGCGGCAAGATACGAATTGCCTTTTCCGAATGCCGAAGCATAGGCAGCCAGAGCGGACGCTAGCGACACCAAGTTTTTATTGATGTCGAGGATGCCGTCTACCTGCTGCTGCATCAGGCTGAGCTGACGCTTGGCCACGTCGAGCTGGCCCTCTGCCGAGGCTTGCGCCGCCGCCAGATTGGCCTGCACCATGTCGAAGTCCCGAAGATAGGAATCCGAGCTGGCGTACCGATTCTTCGACGCGTCCAAGAACGCCTGCGCGGCGCCCTGCAAATCGGCCTGCGCGTCGGTGTCGCCGGCATTGGCTCGTGCCAGTGTGTCCTGATACTGGCGCTTCGCCTCGTCGTACTGGCCGGCGAGCGACAGCGTGGTCGATCCGCCGAGTAGCAGCGATTTGCGGAACTTGTCGATAGTGCCGATAAACGATTCCAGGCCGCTGATGACGTTCGTCAGCGCGGAGGATTCCCGGTCGTAGGCCTCCTGAATGGCCGACGTCATCGTCTGCCGTTGCGCGTCCTGCGCTTGCTGCGCTTCCTGGGCCTGCTGAACCAGCGAATTGGCAACCGAAGTCACCGTATCCTCGTACTCCGAGAAACCCTGATTCAGATTCATCAAGGCGACGTAGGTGTCCCGACCCGACTTCGTGCTCAGATCGAGCGACTCTGCCATGGATCGGAACGCCGCCTTGCTTGCCGGCAGCGCGTACCCGATATTCGCAAACTCCCGCGTCATGTCGGTGGTTTGCTTGTTGAACTTCTCCGTATCGCTGTAATAGCTGTTGAAGTAGCCGTCCATGGTGGTCTGGAAGGAATCCAATCCGCCCATGAAATTCGCCAACGCCATGCCAGCCGACAGCGTCAGATCGCGCATATTCGCGAATGGCATTTCCTTCAATGCCACGCTGAAGGCCTGAATCTTTTGGATCCCGGTCATCAGCGAATCAAGCGTGGCGTCGTCGGCCGTCTTGAGATCCGCGTTGTTGGCGATGTAGTCTTTGTAGGACTGATCGACGTTCGAATTGGCCACCGCAGCCAACATCGAACGCTTCATCTCGGTCGCATACGCCGTCATCACATCGGCGTAGTCCTTCGTGTCGAGATCGATGCGGTTATCGAAATCAGGACCACCATCGCCGGCGTCGTTGCGCACGACCGAGCGAACGAACGAATTTCCCTTCTTCGGAGAAAGTTCCCAATCGTTGAACATGTACAGCGCGTCAGCCGTGCCGCCCAAAGACTTGATGAGGTCTTTCGTGGTGTCGTAGGTGTTCTGAACCAGCGCCTTCGTGCCATCCAGATTCGGATCACCACCAGACGGGCCGCCCTCACCTTGCACCACATCGCCGGTCGAATACCCAACATAGGGTCCGGATCCGTAGCGGGTCTCGCCGCCGAACATGCCGTTCTTGCCCCAGACCATGGCCGACAGGGCCAGGCCCGAGAACAGGTTCGCAATACGGCCGCTCAGTCCGATCTTTTGCAGCGTGTCGTCGACGAACTTCATGGGCGCGTTGACCAGCGACCCGACGCCGGTCACGTCCATGTCCTTGTACCGGACACCGTCCTTGTACATTTTGTCGTTCTGCCAAACCGCATAGGCAAGCGCGACGGGCCAGGACGCTACCATCTTCGCGGCGAGCTGGGCACCCAAGCCCCCGGCAGCCGCGTTGGCTGCAGCAGCTGCTGCAGCAGAGCCCGCAGCGGCAGCCGCAGCAGCGCTTGCGCCGGAGGCCGCAGCTGCTGCCGCGACCCCAGTGCTTGCGCCGGCCGCGAGAGCCGTAGACGCAGCTCCCATACCGGCCGCAGCAGCAGCCGAGGCCGCTCCTGCAGCCGCGCCTGCCGCTGCCGTACCACCCGCTGCGGCGGCAGCCGCCGCAGCAGCAGCGTCGGCACCAGCCGCAGCAGCTGCCGCACCGATATCAAACGCGCTACCGGCGACAGCGTCACCACCCATCTTGGCAAACAGGCCGCCGATGTAATCGGTCACCGTACCGAAACCGCTTTTGAGCATCCCGAAGAGATTGGTGATCGTCGAGATATTGCTCAAGCCGGAAACGGCCGCGCCCGGGTTGTTGTTGCCGCCACTCATGCCGCCACTCATGCCGCCACCGGAACCGCCGAGCAGGCCGCCCAGCGCCGACAAGATTCCGCCCGAGCTGCCGCCCTGCGCGTCCAGGCCCATGATGCCCGTGAGCTGTCCGACAACGTTCACCACGATGGGCTTCAGGAAAGCTTTGTAGACCTCGTTGGCGACCATCGTTTTGAAGGTCGTGCCCAGCGACTTGGTGAACGTCTCCCAGGTGCCCTTTCCACCATTCGTCATATCGACGAAGCTCTGCTGGAAGATGTTGTCGATATCCGTCAACGTCTTCTTCGCCGCGTCGATCCCCGGCTTGCTTTTCTGGTTCGCGTACCACGTGTTGAACTGCTCGGACAGCTGTTGCTGCGCCGCCGTGCCGTCGCCGGCTAGCCGGATACGCTCACGCCACGTATCTGCATCGATCTCCAGAAGTGCTTTTGCGCGGCCCCGTTCATCAAGAATGGAATCGGCCGAGAATTTCTTGTTCTCGTCCAGCAGCTGCTGCGCGCCCTGCTCGGCCTGGATTTGGCCCATGAGCGTGCCAGTCAGATCCGCGCTCGCCTTCGCGTACTCCCGAATCTGTTGGGCTTTTTCGTCAGTGACGGAAATGCCTTTCTTTTGCTCATCGGAGAGCAGCTTCTCCGCGTCACGCAGGATCTTCGACTGTGCCGCCGCAATCGTCCGCGCCTGGCCCGATTTCCCGAACAGGTCGGTCTGCTCCTGCAACGAATCCGACAGCGCGGTGGTCTGCTGGGTGAGCTTGTCCTCCCAGCCCTGGGTATCCGCCGCAAGCTTTTTCGCCTTTTCCCGTAGGTCGTTTTCTTTCTGAAGCGCGGCCAGCTCCTGGGCCTTGCTTAGAGCCTGCTTTAGCTGCGCGTCCGTTTGCTTGTTAGCGCGCTGCGATACCGCAAGGCCGAGCTGGTTCTGGATCTGAATCGCGAGCTTGTCGCCCGAATTCACCTTTGCCGACGCGACACCTTCCAGCTCCAGCGAAGCGGCGAGCTGCTTCTCCGCGTCGATCTGCGACTGGATGCCAGCCATTTGCTGCTCGTGCGCGGAGGCGCCCGCAGCGGCGGGCTTGTCCTCGTATTTCTTCCGAATCCCCGCGAGCAGCGCCTGACCCTGCTCCTCGGTGTAAGTCGAGTTCGCGATCAGGAGCTTGGTCTTGGCCAGCTCGTCATCGCGGATCTGCTCGCGAGAACGCACGGAATTCGACAGCTCATTGAGCTGTTTGGTGTTCGATATCTTCTGCTGCTCTTGCGCGAGAGCGAGGCCCTTGCCGCGAGCGTCGGCCCGTTTTTTTTCCTCGTCCTCGATGGCGGAGCCCATCGCCGCAGAGCTTGCCTGCATGCGCTTCAGCGCTTGCGCACCCTGATTGTTGCCACCGCCGTAAACCGCGCCGCTATCGGTTTCTGCAAAGCCACGGTTCTTTTGCAGATCAGCGATCTGACCTTGGACCGCACCGAATTCGGCCTTCATGTCCGCGAGGGACTTCGGGCGGCCGACATTCAGCATTGCGTCCCAGGCGCCCTTCGCTGAGGACGCGAGTCCATCCCAAGCGCGCGACAGCGTGCCGGCCTGTGCCTTTACGTCGTCAGCCTGCTTGCCCAGCGCGGCGCTGTAGGTGTCCTGTGCAAGCCGCGCAGCTTCTTGCTTCTTCCCCTGATCTTCGAGCGCCGCCACCTGCGCATAGACGGAGGCAGTGAGAAAGTTGTAATTCTCATTGAGCTTGAGCAGGGTCGCGGCAGGCGCTTCGCCCAGCCGCTCAAAATCCTTCGCCGTCTCGTCGACGCTTTTGCCCCAGGCGTCTTTCGCCTTGACGGCGGCTAGGCCGATGCCCTCCATCTGCGAACCGGCGATTTGGCCCGTCTTCGCAAGCGAGATCAACGCTTCTGAGGCGCCACCCTGGGTGCCCTTGATGCGACCGATATTGGCCGCCATCTCCGACATCTGGCCGCTGGTGACTCCCGCGTAATTGCCGCTCATCGCGAGGGCCTTGGCGTACTCCGTCGTTTCGCCCGCGCCCTGGGACGCGGCGATTGACACTGCGACGATTGCCGCTCCCGCCAGCGTTATCGGGCCAACCAAGCCCCGAACGTAGCTGCCCACACCTTGCAAGGCGGGGATAATCCCACCGAAAGAGTCTTTCAGCTGCCCGCCCTGCTGAAGCAGGACCGTCATGACCGACTGCCCGCCCTCGAGGCTGGTCACAATATCCGTCACCTGGGCAGGGACTAAGCGCATGGCAGCGGCGGTTTGTTTGGCCGAAATTCCGGCGCCGTCAAAGCCCTTCTTTACACCGCCCAGCTGCGCAATCAGCGGAGCCGCTCGGTCCGATACACCCAACTGGGCGGCACGATATTCGAGCAACTGCGTGGAGGACATCCCCGCCGTTTCGGCCTGCTCGCGCAAGGTGGCCACGAACTTGTCGCCAGCGGCAGAAGCCTTGGCACTCGCCGCAGCGAGCGAAGCTTCGGAAGCGTCAATGCGCTTGACGGCAGCGTCATACTGCTCGCCGGAGATCCTGCCGCTATTCCACAGCTGGACCAGCTTATCGGTCTGCGCCTGAACGGCTTGCATCGAGGTGGCGCCGCTACCAATCGACGCGATGGCCGCCGAGGTCGCGTTGACTTCGGTGGTGACCATCTGAAAATGCTGTGCCTGTGCCTGGGCGGTTTGCCGAGATGCTGCGGATGACGCCATCTGCGCGGCCATCAGATCGCGCTCAGCAGCCGCAGCCACACGCGTGGCCTCCAAGTCAGTGGAGCGAGCGGCAGCCGCGCTGATCGCGTCCTGTGCGATCTGGCGATAGCGCGCGCTGGCCTGAGACTCGGACTCCGCCAACCGGCGACCGGCCTCCTCCAGCGCCCGTGTGGCGAGCGCCTGGGTGTTGATCGCAACTTCCATCTTGCCGGACGCGCCGGCCGCCGCCGCGAATGAGGCTTGTGACGTGCGGGAGAACGCCTCAACTGAGGATGCGGCGGCGGCAGTTCCGCGTTCCAAGCCCGCCGTATTGGCATCAAGCGCTACGGAAATTCGTTTTTCGGTCATGCCGCACCAATAAAAACGCCCGCTGGTGGGCGGGCGAGATATGTGTTTGGCCTCGCGTCTAGGCGAGGGAAAATCTATCGGTCATTTTTTGCGCGGGTTCATTGGCGTTTATTGAGGATCGGCAGGGCCTCGGCTTCCATGTCTTGGATCAGCGAGAACGCTCGATCCCAGCGCCGCTTGGGGATACGACAGCGGCGCATCATTGGAACGATCTCGCGATAGCGCAGGCCGACGTGCATCACGCCGGCCAGGCCGACAGAGACCATCGTCCACTGGGTAGCAAGGCGCCGGAAGACCGTGAAGATCTTCTCGTTCTCAGGCCAAAGCTCGTACACCTGAGCCTGATCGCGGTCGCGCTGGGCTTGGATGACACTCTCCGGAGCGCCCGCCCGGCGCATCTCCGCCTCGATCTCCGGCGTTGCCGTGATCGCGCCCGGCCGTTCGCCGGCCCACCAACGAGCCGCGCCTAGGAGTTTTTTTCGACGGCGCCCGCACGCGACTTGAAGAAGCCAGCGGACGTTTTGCTCACCGCCTCCGGCCAGGTAGCCATGAACGCATCCAAAGCTTCCGCCGAGAACGGCACGGGCTGCCCATCCTCGGTCGTGTATTTCGACCAGCCGATCAGGTGGTCTTTAACCACGTTGGAGTCGTTGTAGTCGCCGTCGCGCGATTTCTCGAAAACCGCCTTCATTTCGTCTTCGGAGACGACTTTGTAGTGCGCGGTGAATTCATTGGTGATCACGTTGCCATCGGCGTCGTAGTGCTTGAATTCAACGGGAAAATAGATGGCGGGACGATTGGTGGTGACGATCATGAGATATTCCTTGGGAAGTAGAAGCGGAAATAACTTCGCGAGCAATCGACGCGGGCTATAAAGCCGCGCACGTTGCTCGCGAAAATGGGAATTGCTATGGAAGTAACTTCGGGGGATCAGGTGACCGTAACCACCAGCTCGTCATTGCCGACGCTCGGCTTGATCTTCATGGATGCAGAGATCGTGGCAACACCGTCTTGATCCGCCTCGCTGGGTTCGGTCAGCTGCACCGCCGGGGCGTCGATGGTGATGATGTTTCCAGGGGTCTTGCCGTGGATGAGCTTGAGGACACTCAAAGTGCCCGCCTTCACCAGCCCATACCAGTCCTTCTGCGCCACGAGAGTGTTCTGGAAGGACACACTGCCGACTGCGGCACGGTCGGTCATCTTGACTTCTTCCTGATTGATCACGTTGACGTACGGCGTGGTGTTGGCGATATCGAAATTCACGCCATAGACGCCGACCGTGGTGCCGAACAACGTCATGCTGGTGTTCTGTTTGTTCACGCCGACGGGAGCAATGAACTTCGAAAAATCGGCGCCAGAGGGAAAAGCAACATCGGCGATATCTGCCGTAGTGCCGGTGAATTTGAATTTCAGCTTCGGGATCGTTTTCGCCTGCATGTCGAGGTTCACCGTACCTCGACAACCCATCAGCTTGTGCTCTTTGCCGTCGAGGTTGTAGATGAACGAACCCGACTCAAACCCTTCCGAAACGGGGTTGTAGACGACGCTTTCGTCTTCGGTAACCGTCTCGGCAAACCCGCACGCCCGCATAAGCGGGCCCCAGCTCGGGGCGATGCCGGCGGTGCCGGAGCCAGCGAGTTCAACTTCCATTTCGAATTCGCTGTGAGTCGCAACCTGAACGCTGCCTTTATGGCCGAGATAAGCTTGCATATTGGTCCGGTCGACGAACTCGGTCACGACGGGCTTAGGCGACGTAACGTTAGCCAGCATCGCATTGGCGAGAGGGGTTGCGAGCGGATCGGTGCCGTAGGCTACTTCGAGCTTGAAAAGCACCAACGCACGCTTGGCATTGAGGGACATGGTTTCTCCAAATAGCAAAAGCCCGCTCAGGGCGGGCTTTCACGAGAATGTTGACGAAAGTATTGGGAGGGCGATCAGCCTTGCGGCCCGGTCACCCGTGTGCGGACGCGGGTCTTGGGATCGTAGCGATATGCGCCGCCCCGCCCCGCGAACTCGTCGGCGAGCAACACCCTGGCCGCCGTGGCCGACGCACCGCCCTCGGACACGGCAGAGGCGACGGCCAGCGCGGGTGCGGGATCGGTCGAAACCACGTCGGCCGCAGCCATCTCGACCGACTGCGCACCTTCTTTTTGATTCGACATGGAATTTCCTATTGAGAAAGCGAATCGGCCAGCGTGCGATACGTGACCACAAAGCGCTTGGTAATAATGACGGCAGACAGGTCCGCACCGCGAAACTTCGGCTCGTCGGTGCTCGCCTCATCGATCTGAATCACACCTGGCGCGGTGAACCGCATGATCAGAGGCTGAAGCGCCTCGAACACGCCTTCGGCCTCCACATCAGGCTGCTCACCGCGTGCATGCACCGAGCAAAGGATTTCGCGCATGCGGTCGGCCATGGGAAACGGGCTGTCGCTACTGACAACCTCCCGCCCGAGGTGCATGACCAGCATCGGGCTCTGCTCGCGGGTGAAAGCGCGGACGGTGGAACGCTCCAGGCCAGCGGGAAAATCAGGAACCGCCTCGACAGCGGCATAGATTCCGTCAAGGATGGTAAGAAGGCGGGTGGTCATGAAACGGCCTCCAATAGCGCATTGCTCCAGAACCCATCATCCAGCGCCAGCGGCGGCTGGATGACCCGATACCGACCCAGCACGCCACCCTCGCCGATATCGAGCACGGTTCCTACGCACAGGCCTGGCGCATCCGAGGTGGTGTATTCGACGGCGTAATCCGTCGTGTGCACCTGGTCCTCAGCGAAAATCCTCTGAGGCCGCTCGAATTTGGCCCTGAACTCGGGGATCAATAGCGGCGAGTCCACCACCACGACCTTTTCCCGCAGCCCGACCCGGTCGAAGGCCTTGTTGAAAATGCTGTTGTCCCAGGTCATGGCGGGCTTAGGCGACCGTGAGCTTGATCGACGTGCGCGGACGCGTGTTGAGGTGAAGCGGGTTGGACTGCGACTCCAGCTCCACCCCCTTGCTCAGACGCAACGGCTCCTGGCGCGAGTAGTACGGCAGGCCGCTGGTGTTCACCGTTTCCATATAGTCACCCGGCGCAAACCGGGTGATCATCAGGTCGGTGATGCCTTCCGGGACCGCGTAGGCCTCGTTGTCGGCCACATAGGGAGTAGCGCCATTCTTGCCGCGATAACGCTCGAAGGTTGCGCCGCCGAAATCGAACGAGTCGCGCGGGTCACCGCGCAGCGCCGCCGCTTGTTGAGTGTTCAGGTACGTTTCGCGCACCGATTCATGGTTGGTCAGCAGATCCCAGAAGACGCGACCGCAGAACACGCGCACGGAGGTGAAGTTCACGGCGCCAAGCGCATCTTCGATCATGTCGAGCATCTGACCGATCTTGCTGCGCACCACCGTTGCATCGTTGCCCAAAGCAAAGGAAAGCGTTTGCTGCGCGATTCCGAACTGGGCGAACAGATCGATCAGTACCGTGCCGTCGCGGTCCAGCACTTGGCCCTTGATAGCTCCGATGCGATGCCACTCGTGCGTGGCGTCCAACTGAACGCGGTGCTTCGCCAGGCGCTTATTGACAACCGCCTGCACCGATTCCAGCTCGGTCTCGCTGCCGAAGGCACGCAAGCCCTGAATCTCGTCGGCGAGAATCGTGGAGCGCTGCGGCAGGTGGATGGTGTTGAACGGCATAAGACTGCGCTTGCTACCGGACACGACCTGGCCATCGCCACCGCGCGGCTTGGCTTCGACGAGCATGAGTGCCTCGCCGTCCTTTTCGATCTGCACGGTAGTGGTGGTAACACCTTCCTCCGAGAACAAACCCAGCGCGGAGATACGACCGGGGACGTACGGCTGATCGTTAATCGCAGCGGTCAGCTGGGAGAGGGAGAAGGCGTCGTTGTTGAAAATATCGATACCGGGCATGGCGGAATTCCTAAAAAGAATGGCCGCTCAGAGGCGGCCAGAATGTATGTCGAAAGGGATCCCCGCAGAGCGCGGAAGGATCAAGGTTCGGGACTCAATCCCGGATAACGATGCCCAGCGCGGCAAGGTCCACACGCGCCGCGGCATCCAAGCCGACCAACAGCGCGGAAGCGACCTCAGCCGACCGCGCGATCACCGTGGCGTCCCGTGCCGCCACGGCAATGGGCGCCCGCGCATACAGGATTGCCACCACGGTTTCCGCGCCGGTGGCGGCTGCCGGGTCATAGGCGACGTAGGCGCCACCCGCCGACAACTTGCCGAGCAGTTGCCCTGCGGGCAGGATCGCGGCATTGGCACCCAGCACCACCACCTGGCGCGAGATCTGGCCGTTGCCTTCGGAAAGGAGGAATTCGGCGGTGTGGGTGGATTCTTGAAGAATGGTCATGAGATTCCTTTATTTCATTGGCGGTGAGGCGCCGCCGCAGCCATGCGCGCGGCATAGATGGTGCGTGCGTTGGGTCCACCCGCCGCGAGAGCGGGGGTGTCTTGGTGGTGCAGGTTATTGACTCGATCCGTACTGCCCTTCATTACCATGTTGAAAAGGCGCGCACGGACCTGATCAACGGACAACCCGGTAGCCACAAAATCAGCGGCCATGTCGGGTAGTTTTGCTGCGAGGCAGGCGCCCGCGATTTCCTTCGCGGCTGCCACACGGGCGTCTGCCTGAGCCTGATCGACCAGACCGCCGCTCTGCAGAATGCCTTCGGCCAGGTGAGGAATCCCCTCCTTCCGGCAAGCCGCAAAGATGAGGGCGCACAAAGCACCGGTCGGCGTGGCCGCCGGCGCTTCCACGGCCGTCGCGACCACTACAGCCGCAGCGTCGGATGCGGCAGCCGGGGCCGTGGCGGCGGGAGGTGCATTGGCAGCGCCGGCGCGGGCGGGATCTTGCGCGCTTTCGCCGGCAGCTTCTGCTGCCGCCGTCGTGGACGCCTCGTCGATCAGGGCTTGCACCTCGGCCGGCAGATTCTTGTGCTTGCTGAGAATCGCTGCGGCGCTATCGGAGGCCGCCAACTTTATCGGCTGTTCGATCAAATCGCAGAATCCGAGCGCCTGGGCGTCCAATGCCGACATCCACGTCGTGGCGTCCAACATCTCGATGATCTTCGCGTCGTCCAACCCGCTCTTTTGGGCGTAGGCAGCGACGATGCCGTCCCGGGCCTTATCCATCATGTCGGCCGTCGTGCGCAGGTCGCTGGCCGTTCCGCCCGTGATGATCCAGGCATTGTGGATCATGACCATCGCGTTCTCGGGCATGATCACGCGGTCGCCGGCCATCAAAATCAACGAGGCGGCGGAGGCGGCGATACCATCGACGCGGGTGTCGATCTTGCCGGCGTAGCGGCGCAAAGCGTTGTAGATCGCGAAGGCATCGAACACATCGCCACCCGGGCTGTTGATCGACACCACCAGCCTGGTCGCGTCGACTGCCACCGCATCCAGCTGGGTGATGAAATCGGAGGCCGTCATTCCCCAGAAACCGATCTCCGCGTAAATGCGGATCTCGGCAATGACCTCCGCGCCGACGGTCTTCGCCTGCATTGCGTACCAGCGATTGGCTTTTGCCATGTGACTTCCTTAGTTAAGTGGTGACCGCATCCGGCTCGGCGACAGCCTTGCCGGTGGGCGTTGTTTTGCGTGCATCGCTGTCGAACACCTGCCCGGCCTCATCGGCCGCCACGCCGTCAGCGATGATCTCGTCCAGCGTGGTATCCGGATCGTCGCCCTGCTCCAAGACCACGCTCGCCCGGCTCTTGAAGCCGGCTCGGACCTGACTCGTCTTCGCTGCGATGTCTTGGACGGGGTTGAAGTAGGGCCAGCCCTGCGGAACCCAGCGCACGCGTAGCCATGCGCGGCGGTTCCGATGGAAATCCGGCATGGGCAAGATGCCAGACAGGGCAATCGTGTCGATCCAAGCCGCCCAGATCGGACGGCAGAACTGGTGGATAAAAACCGTCCACTGGTATTGCTCGACAAGCCGATGAAACTCGTTCACCAGCACTCGAAGCGTGCGGTCGCTGACCCCGCGAAGATCCCCCGATGCCAGCTCATAGGGAATGCCGACCGAGGCGAATGCCGCCATGAGCTGCTGGCGGAGGAAGCCCTCGTAGTTGTCGCCAGCATCCGGCGGCGAGGAGAAGGTCACATCTTCGTTCGGGAACAACTGGCTCATGGTGCCGGGTTCCAGGCTCGCGA